CCTTGCACGAATTAACAAGCATATGGCAACCACGAATGAACCAGCACCAACAGAACAACCTGTGATGCAGAAACAAGAAGAGCAAGCAGCAATTGCATACATTGACTCTCTTGAGAAGTTTGCACACCAACAGGGTGTCAATCTGGATGGCCTACGAGATCACTTTGGTCTTGGAAAAGCCTACATGGTTGGCGTTGATGGAAATCACGGACACACTCACCGAGGTCAAGGAGATCTTTACGGTAGTGGCGAAGATGCAACACTTATGTCTGCACCAAGCCTACCAAATGCAAAATCCAACAAGTATGTGATCAAGCAACCAAAGCAGATGGCAATGAACCCCGGAAAGGGCAACAGGCAAGTCATCAAGCAAGGTCTTGACCTTTCACCACAATCCCTTGAGCGTGGATACGGAGCATACGCTGCAATTCGTGACGAAGAAGCAGTAAAAGCACTTGTTGAGAAAGAATGGCAATCACGCTATGATTCTGAAACACAGTCTGCACTTGCAATCCAGAAGGAAAATGATCACGGATCACAGATCAACGCTTTGAAAGCCGAGATCGCAAACCTTCGCAAAGAAAACACCGATGTTCTAAAGTCGGCTGCACCTATCCCATCTCAATCCGATATCCGGGTTCCTTCGCACGAAGAGTTCGCTGCAATGGGAGATGGACTTGATGGATGGAGAGCACTTGAAGAACTCGGACAAAGAGCACTTCGTGGGAGCAACTTTTGAGGTGATTTAAGATGAGTGGAAGCACAGGATATATTAGAACAATTGAAGACATGGAACGCCTATATTATGGCGCAGGAACAGGAAGCAACGCATGGGCATACTCTGGCACAGATCTGTTGAAAGCAGATTCACCAATGATGAGTAGCACCGCCGGAACTTATCAGGCTATCTTTGGCCGTAAGGTTTGGTCACAATTGAACCAAGAGTTCAATGCCTTTTCAGTCATTCCTAAGAAACCGTGGGAAAAGAGTGGATGGCGTGTCACTACTGCTAAAGCCGACTTTACAAAAGGTGGCGGAGTAGGAGAAAACGCAACACTACCAGAAACAACCAAGCCAACGTTTGAACACGTAAGCACCAAACCAAAGACAGTTGCACACTCCTTTGATCTATCGGAAACCGCAATGTTCCTTGCTGACAAGGATGACGGTCTTGGTGACGCACGTGCCGTCATGAAGATGGAAATGGCCAAGCATCACACAGAACACATCAACAAGATGCTTCTGCAAGATCTTGACACAACTGCTGGCAACGACTTTGAATCTCTTGACCGAATTACATCCAACTCCTTCACAGAAGCAGCAGGAACTTTCGCTGACGTGAGTGCAGAATCGGATCACAACATTTACAACTTGACCCGTGCGGGAGAAACCGCAGGATCAGCACAATGGTATGATGCTCAAGTGGATGCAGGTGCAGCAAGCGCACAACGTGCTCTAACCCTCAACACACTTGACGGAATGTTCCGAAGTGTCTGGGAAGCAGGTGGCCAGCCTAAGTGTATTCTTACAGGCTATGACACCCTTGAAACCATTCAGCAACTATTGCAACCACAACAACGCTTTGTTGAAATGAAGCGTGTTGTTCCGGGTGTCAATGGTGTGAAAGGTGTTCCGGGCATTGCTGGCGGATTCATGGTCGCAACCTACAACGGTGTGCCGATCATCCCATCCAAAGACGTTCACAAAGAAGCAGGAGGCGCATCCCGTCTTTACTTCCTTGACACAGATTATCTGTGGTTCACAACTGCAAAACCAACTCTTTACCACGAATCAGGTATTGAAACCGGAGATCCTTTCGGTATCAACCGTCTTGGTCAAATGGGAATGTTTCACACAATGGGCGAATTGATCTGCACCTTCTTCAAAGTAAGTGGAAAGATCAGGGATTTGAGTTGAAATTAAATAGGAGATACAAGTAGGTGATAACATGGCTAACGATAACATAACAGGAAACGGAACAAGAGTATTGGATACACGTCTATGGGCAGGTAGCCCACAAGATAGCACCGCATGGTTGCAAGCCCCAATTGGGAGCAATGCAGCAGTAGGCGCAATCAACATGGGTATCATAGATCTAATCATCCCTGACGGGGATGCAGCAGTTATCTATGATCTCGGATTAGCAACCAATGCAATCACAGGTTCAGAACTGATCGGGATTCTTTCAATCCACAACACTACAACCGCAGCAGCGAACACTTTCACAGTTGCAGGAAACATTTCAACCAACAGTTTGTTGAAGTTCATTACTGCGGAAGGTCAAAATGACGATGTTGTGCGAGTGACCTTCCTCTATCGTTGAGGGGGGTTCTAAGTGGCAACCGTGACTTACAATGGCCGAATGGCCTATACCGAGTTCAAACACGCAGGTGTGACCTATGGCTTCGCAAGAGGCGGATCAAGGAATGATATTCCTGATGACATGGTTGTGTATCTAAAATTAGATACATCTGGAACATGGTCTTTCACAGGTGCTTCGGCACAAGTAGTGGAGCAGACTGTAAAGATGGCAGAAGTTGTTGATGTGGATGACTCCACCAAAGAAGAGTCACCTTTCAATCCAAATTGGACCCGTGGAGAAATGATCAAATGGTTCTCGGCACGTGGTGAAAGGACACCAAAGACCGCAACCAAAGCAACATTGACCGCTATGGCAGAAGCATTGCTAAATCCAGAAGCCCCTGCTACCGAAGAAGAGAGTAGCGAGGGTGATGAGTGATGACAAGTTCTCAACATACCATTGATGATGGCACAGGCCGATATGGATCCCGAACAAGGGTAAATCGTTTAGTATATGAGTTCACTCAAGCAGATCTTTCAGGGCAAACATCTGTTTCTGCAACCGTTCAAATGAATGGCGAGGTTCACACCATATGGTTGGATGTAAGTGGTAGCAAATTGACAACCAACACCGATGCAACAACAGATGACGGGTCATTCGTGCTAAGTTGTGGAGATTATGACTCCGTATCTGGTAGAACCCTCACTTATTTCAATGCAATCACAAAATTAGATTTTACAAATGTCGGGGACCCTATTTACAAGTTTCAAACCTCCGAAGGGGCTGCAATGGGTGCTGCCGCACCAATGGAACACGCATTAAGCGTTTCACCGGGCTTGAGCGCACATTCTGGCGCACCCGCTTCACCTTCCGTTGCTGATCCTGCGGGTGCAGCCACCCAGATCCAAGCGAATCAAGCATGGACCGGGAGAGTATGCGGTGGAGTTAAGATCACTCTTGCAAC